CCTGAAAAGCCTTTATACAATCGGTTGCAGCAATACAGTTCTTACAATGTTGACTACATCAGCGATATGATTTTAACTGGTGTGAAGGGTGGTTACAATCCTGCTACTATCGCAACATCGATTAAGGACGCGTTTGGCATGGGATTGACCGACGCAATGCGAATGATGCGAACTGTACAGATATACTCATACCGCGATGCAAGTCATTTGAATTACCAGAACAACCGCGACGTGGTGAACGGGTGGATTTGGAGCGCAAAGCTTGACGGGCTTACCTGTATGAGTTGTGTCTCAATGCACGGTACATTTCATAGTGTTGATGAAAAACTGAACGATCATCATAATGGGCGTTGTGTTGCAATTCCAGTGACAAGGTTATCAGATCCGTTTATAAAAGACGGCGCTGGCAAGTCATGGTTCGATCAACAGCCTGAAGATGTTCAAAAAAACATGATGGGTGGATCTAAATATGACGCGTATAAGGCTGAAAAGTTTGATTTCAATTCGTTATCGAGAGAGAAAGAAAATGACGTATTTGGAATGATGCGTAATGAAACACCACTAAAGGATTTAATAAAAGAACCTTAAAATAGAACAAATGTATAGAACACTTGTATTATTATTTCATTTGTGGTAATGTATAGGTGATATAAAAATAACCGAAAGGATGACGAGATGTCAGACGAAATAAAGACCGAGACGGTCGAAAAATTAGAAACACCTGTTGAAGTGTCAATCTCTGAAGGTCAGGAACCAGAAGAAGAATTTGACAAAGTGAGAGCAATGGAACTGATTACTAAACTTCGCAAGGAAGCAAAAGAATCAGAGAAGCTGCAAAAGAAGTTAAAGCAGTTTGAGGATGCCGAAGCCAAACGCAAAGAAGCGGAAATGTCTGAGATTGAGAAAGCTCAGAAAAGAGCTGAGGATGCCGAATCAAGGTCGCAAATATTGGAACGAAAAGAACTGCAAAGAACTGCCGCAATCAGCGTCGGAATCTCATTAGATTTATCTGACAGATTACGCGGAGAGACATTAGAAGAACTCGAAAAAGACGCGGAGGGATTGAAAGCATTTTTCCCAGATGCGAAGTCTCAAGGCAAGCTAAACGCTACTGTACCCGGCAGCGGCGGCAAGCAAGTCACTGAGACACGAGAACAAAAACTACAACGATTAGGGCTTGGATAGCTCATAGGAGACAAATATGTCAACAATTAATGCATTTTCTGTTGTATCAGCCATTGCTCCAGACATTCAGGGCGACGCGATTTTCGTAGTCCGTGAAGCCAGTCTGATGCAACGGCTTGCTACCGTTTTTAGTGATATGAGTGGTTTAAACCCTCGTAAGGGTTACACTTATAATCAGTCATCTGCGAAGGACATCGCAGAAGTAGACGATCTGACTTCGTCCGCCTTCACGCCTTCTCTTGACGGAACTTTGACACCATCAGAAATCGGGGAGCAATTCTTCGTTACTGATTCCCGTGTCGAGTCTGAATTACCTGAGAATTGGCGCACCGATGCCGGGCAAGAGTTAGGCTTAGCAGCACTGGATAAGATCGAAACTGATCTACTCGGTGAAATGGCAAGTCTCACTGGTGGAACAATCGGCGCAGCCGGTACCGTTATTACCTGGGGTTATGTCGCAGCCGGAATCGCACAAGCGCGAAACGCAAACAAGAACGCTGCAAAACCAATAGCGTATGTTCTTCATGGCTATCAGTGGGCAGTGCTTGCAAAAAGTGCTTCCATTGCTGGAGCCTCAGTTGCACAAGCACCTGGCTTCACTGACAAAGTGACCGCTTCAGGTGGTTCTGGTGTATTGGTTGCGACCTTCATGGGCGTTCCAATGTACCAGGTTTATGCAGCCGTAGACGCCGCCGACGACTTCACTGGTGGAATTTTCCCACGTGAAGCTATCGCGATTGACTGGCGGCGTATGATTCGAGTAGAAGCAGAACGAGACGCTTCCCGACGTGGTACTGAACTGAATATGAGTGGTGTTTATGCTCATGGTGTGTGGCGTCCTACTCGCGGCGTAAAAATGATATTCGATGCAGCCGCACCAACAAGCTAATAGGAGGCTAACATGGCAGGACAATTTGATGTAAATATCGTGACACTTCCAGTCGTTTTGACCGCTGGGACTGAAATTCCATTGCTAAAAGTACCAACCGCAGGTGGTGGAATTACCGTGCAATCTGTTTATATGATTAACGCTGGTACTTCTGTTACCTCAAAACTAATCACAATGTCAAGCGCAGCAACCCCCGCTTTAAGTGGTACTATCGCAGCTCCGGCTGCAGGCACTATCACTAATTCAGCGACCGTTCCTGTGGAATTTGTCATTACTGATGGTTGGGTTGATGGTGGAGAATGGATCGGTTTTGACCAGGCTTCTGGCACCGTGCCGGCTGGGTCATTCTTCACAGTTGCTTATGTAACCGGAAAATAACTAGTATGGATGCGAGTGGATAGGTCGTTAACACCGAAAGCGGTTTACTCCAGCCGTTTCCACTCGCTAACCTGGAGTACGTGATAGGAGTACACGAAAAATGAAAATCTTATGGATGAGCAACGCGCCTTGGGTTCCTACGGGGTACGGGAATCAGACAAAGCTATTCGCACCAAGAATTAATGAACTTGAAGAACATGACGTAACAATATTTGCGTTTTATGGGTTGTCAGGTTCGGCTTTGACATGGAACGGAATGAAAATACTTCCCCATGGACTTGATATGTACGGGCAAGACATAATGAGTTCACACGCCAAGAACACAGGCAGTCAGGTGATATTATCGTTATTGGATGCCTGGGTATTCAAGTCGAAAAACATAATCCACCAGGATATAAAATGGGTGCCGTGGTTTCCGGTTGATAGTGAACCATTACCCGTCCCCGTTGGAGACGCAATAGCGCACGCTCATAAGCGTATTGTGTTTTCACGCTATGCCGAAAGAATGGTTAATCAACGTGGCATGGATTGTTATTATGTTCCTCACGGAGTTGATACAAAAATATTTAAGCCGCTGAGTAACAAAACAGAATTGCTTGAAAAATATGGGTTGCCAAAAGATAGATATATTGTCGGGATGGTAGCCGCTAACAAAGGCTATCCACCGCGCAAAGCCTTTTTCCCGCAGTTTCAGGCGTTTTCAGAGTTTAAGAAAAGACACGATGACGCGTTTCTATATCTACACACAACACGCGGGGAGGCTGGAGAGTATGACGGAATCAACATTCCGGCGTATTTGTCATTCTTAGGACTGAAGGAGAACGTTGATTATAAAATAGCAGAACAATACACTTTGGTGGGTGGTAATTTTGGCGATGACAACATGGCAGAATTATATAACTGCATGGATGTTCATATGTTGGTAAGCATGGGCGAGGGCTTTGGTATTCCAATACTTGAGGCACAATCATGCGGAACGCCTGTTATTGTTGGCGACTGGACGGCAATGAGTGAATTGTGCTTTGGTGGGTGGAAGGTAAAAAAGAAAGACGCGGAGTTATTCTATACAAATCTTGTCGCACACCAATATAATCCACACATGCGCGGAGTGTTAAATAAATTAGAACAGGCGTATAAAGTAAGAGGCAACACACTATACAACGAGAACGCACGCAAGGGCGCGTTAGCTTATGACGTTGATAAAATTGTAGAAAAATACTGGAAGCCGGTATTGAAATCTATTGAGGAAAGCTTACCTGAACCAATCGAAGCAAGGATGCGCAAACACAACTGGTCGAACACTGGTGTTTATAACGCGGACGGTACGATCTCGTTTCCATGTTTAGATTGTTTTGATGAATTGATGTTCAATCCAAGAAATAATATTAAGCACATTATAGTTGATGGATTCAACCATAAACCAAACGGAATAGAGCTTGACCTTGAGGACCATCCAACCGGCAGCGTAACAAAAATAATATGTCGTGAAATTGAGAATGATTACAAATTGGACATGGATTATAAAGATGGTGACGTAGTAATAGACATCGGCGCGCAAGTTGGCGTTGTATCTACCTATCTTGGTAAGAAATATCCATTCATAAAGATTATTGCAATCGAACCAGTTAATGAAAACTATGACAGACTGGTTAGAAACCTTAAAGCCAACGGTATTCGGAATGTAACCGCATTGAATATGGCAATAACGGCGGACGGGCGTAGTGTTGACATGGACGGTGGTCTGGAGATGAACAGTGGCTCGATGACAATATACGGAAAAGGCAAGGGCGATATAAAAAGCATGATGCTTGAAGCGTTAATGAAAGAGTATAACATTGATAAAATTCGATTACTAAAGATTGACTGTGAGGGTGCTGAGTATGAAATACTTGAAGGCTCAGAAAAATTGCTGAATAAGATTGAGTCAATCAGGGGAGAAATTCACCCTATGCCCGGCAAGTTACAAGAGGACTTAATGAATCTGATTAAAAGTAAGATTAGTGATGTAAAGATGACGGTCTTGCAATGAAACTAAAATATATCCGAAAGTTATTTGATAAATGGACATATCGTTTAGGTTTGCGTTGGTGGAGTTTATGCTTAGTTTACAAGGAAGATCCACAAGATATTATAGAAACATTTGGACATGTCGAAAACAGCATTGTTATTGCAAAAACGTTTTGTGATTGGAGATATGGAACGGCAACAATATATTTTAATTTGCCAAAACTAAAACAGATGAGTAAAGAAGATATAGAGCATGTAATTATCCATGAGTTGTGTCACATACTCGTAAACGAAATGCGAGAGGGAGAAATACACCATGAGGAGCGTGTCGTAACAGGATTGACAAAAGCCTTCCTATGGACAGAAAAAGATACGGAGTCACGCAATGATTAGCATTGTCACACCCTGGCACAACTGCTCTGAATTATGCGACATGTACGAACGCTCGCACGCGCGCGCGGAGATAATCAGCATTGATAATGCAAGCAGGAAAGAACACTCTGTCAAAATAAGACAGATGACGGAGCAAATGGGCGGAAAGTATATTCGCAACGGAGTCAATAAGAAATTTTCAAAAGCTAATAATCAGGGCTTCAAGCTGGCTTCACATGATATTGTTGTGTTTCTGAATAGCGATACAATGTCTGAACCTGGCTGGGTATTTCAGGTTGAGGATGATGTGAAAGACGGGTCTTTATACGGCGTTTCAATGAGCATAAATATGGTTGCCGAAAAGTCATTATCGTATATTGAGGGCTGGTGTGTTGCTGCAACTAAATCAACATGGGAGCGCGTCGGGCTTTGGTACGAGGCATTGAGCGGGATGTACTGGGAAGATAACATTCTATCATTACAGGCGATGAAAGCAGGTGTTCATTTACGGACTACAAACTGGCCGGTTCAGCACTTGAGAAGTTACACCACCAACAGAACACCTAACACGCTTGATAATGTTGCTGATAATCGGGCTGTGTTTGAGAAGATGGTTAAGGAGTGGAAGCAATGAGTGTTAATGTCAATAACACGCGCTTCAATCCAACGCTGAACGGCACAATTCACATCGGGCATTTATATATGGCGTTGGTAAACGAAGCAGAGGCAAGAGATAGCGGCGGAAAGTTTATCGTGAGATTTGAGGATAATCAGAAAGAATGGTGTTACAAAAACACACAGAAACAAATAGATCAATATGCTGATGTAACTCTTGAGGATTTGAATTGGATTGGAATCAAGATAGACAAGATAGAGTTTCAATCAGTTCTTGCGCCTGAGTATAAAAAATACTTGCATTACTTGAACGGTGGAGATTTGAAGGTTCGTGAAACATATGTATTCAACCTTCAACCAGACGTAACGTATACAAACGCGGTGTCTTATCCATATGCGCCACATTTGACCGCTGAAAAGGTCATACTGGATTTTATGGACGTTATTACTCTGCTTATTCGCGGAGAGGATTTACTGACTGAGTTCAGCTTGTATTATTATTTCTGTGACTTGTGGGGAATACATAGACCGAAACATGTTTATCTTCCCAGACTCAGGATGCCTGATGGATCTGAGATGCAGTCAGAGATTAGTAAATCGACTGGAAATTTCAAAGTAGAAGCTTATCGAAAAGCTGGGATGAAGCCAGAGAAGTTGCTTGCCAAAATGAGTGAAGCGTGCCTGATTGATCCAGACGGTCAATGGTTAATCAAGAATATAAAGAGAAAACCTGAATGGCAATTATAAAGAACACATCTGCAGGAATATTTATATTATTAATAGTTTTGGTTACAATGTTTTATGCAATCAATCCAGTATTTTTATCATCCGTAAATATTCAGACAATGGCGAGGTCGATGTCATACAGTGGAATTATAGCCGTTGGAATGGCGTTGTGTCTTATGTCAGGCGTGATTGATTTATCAGTTGGTAGTACGGCGGCATTTACTTCTGTAATGTTCGGGCGCGCATTTGCATTGTGGCACATTGATTTTATATCGTCTATTTTGATAGCGTTATCATTAGCGGTTGTTATTGGACTATTCAATGCCTTTGTAATTCTTAAGTTAAAAGTCACTCCATTTATAGCGACAATCTCAATGATGTTTATAATACGAGGGCTTGCTAACTTTGCAAGCAACGGTTATTCAATATATCCTCTTCCAGAACCAGCGTTGATGCTGGGATATGCTAAACCGCTTGGGGTATCATGGGCGTTTGTTGCGTTTTTAATAATTATTATTGTTGCCCATATCGTAATGGAGTATTCGTTATTTGGATTACTTACCCGGGCAACCGGATCGGATCGGGAAGTTGCAATTTGTACAGAGGTTGACGTTAATAAGGTTAATACAGTAA